CGAGACGCCAGTGCCTGTTTGCGGGGTAACAAACTGGTCAGAGATTACCGATGCCCCGACTTGAGAAAACGACACGTTCCAGATTTCCTGACCGATTGCCCGCACAGGCGCTCCAGATGCTTCATTGTCCAGAACGCGGGTCGATAGCGCTGCAAGTTTACCGTTGATAGCAGAGGCCGATGTCGCAATGGACGAGGTGTCTACTTCGACGGCTGTCAGGGTGGTTTCGGTGGCAGCACCAGACGGCAGTGCGCTGGAAACAACGTCAACCTGAAGTTCCCCGTTTGAATCGGTCTTAAGAATTCGGAGATTTGTGCCGTCGCTTCCGCCAACCTGAGTCGCCTGAGAAAGGGCTGGGAAACCGATAGCGCCAGTCGATGGGGTGTTGGCGGTAACGGTTCCGGTTATCGGAACATCTGATGCACGAAGCTGCGCGTCGGTCAAAGGCCCAGTCACAGCAACCGATGCCGCAATGCTGACCGGTTGAGTGGCTTGAAAAAACGTGCCACTGACCGGAACAGCCGTTCCGCTGACAGTGCCTTCAATTTGAATCGCAGTGGCGCGAAGTTGCGTGTCGGTAAGAGGCTGAGTAAGTCCGGTGTTGGCGGTAACGGTTCCACTTATTGGAACAGCAGAAGCACGAAGCTGAGCGTCTGTCAGTGGTTGGCTCAACCCAGTGTTGGCTGTTACCGTTCCAGAAATCGGAACATCTGATGCGCGAAGCTGCGCGTCGGTCAACGGACCTGTAACAGGAACAGACGATGCGATGCTGACAGGTTGAGTCGCTTGCCAAAACGTGCCAGAAACTGGCTGAGTTACACCACTTCCATCAACAGGCACGCGGCTAGAAACAAGCGCCGGAAGTTTGCCGTCGATGTTGCTTAGCGAAGTATTTCCAGTCGTTTGAAGTGCTGACGTAGATGCACCTGTCGGAAGCGCAATGGAACCGACTGAAACAGGGACAGCGCTTGCGCGAAGTTGAGCATCAGTGAGAGGCTGACTCAACCCAGTGTTTGCCGTCACAGTTCCGCTTACCGGCTGCGTTGCTTGGAAGAACGTGCCACTAACCGGAACGGCTGCGGCTCGAAGCTGGCTATCCGTAAGAGGTTGAGACAGGCCGGTATTCGCCGTCACCGTTCCAGAAATTGGAACTGTAGCCGCTCGCAGTTGTGCATCAGTCAATGGCTGAGACAACCCAGTGTTAGCCGTAACGGTTCCCGTAACCGGCATCGGGTTGCTTGACGAGACATCGGTAGCAGAGCCATCGGTTCCAATGCCGATCTTAACGCGCTGATGCAAAACGCCTGCGATTTCGTCAGCAGCCACTGTTGCACCCGTTCCAGGTGTATATCCTACGTTGTCTGCCATAGATTAGATGTATTGAAGGTAAATATCCCCATCAGATCCGCCAGATGGTGATGACGTTCCGCTTGTTATGGTTTTTTGAGCGACAAGATTTGACCGAGCGGAATCGGCTGTAATTGCACCAGTTCCTCCACTTGCGACAGCGAGAGTTCCTCCGATGGTCATCGTGCCGCTTGCCGTCAACGGGGAGTTGGCCACGGTCAAACCTGTGCTTCCGCCTGAAAGCCCGATGCTCGAAATTGGAGGAGTTGAATAGACTACGTTTACGAGGTTGAGCGTGTAATCCAGCTCGTTCTCGGAAATCGTTGATACGACTCCAGCTCCGTCAAATTGGATGGAGATGTCGTAGCTGCTCATGGCGCGACTGTGATTCCGTCACAGACGATGAGTTTGTAGGTTCCAGTCGTTTTCGGGCCGAACGTGCCGACAACTTCGAACGAAAAATCAACGTAATAAGTGCCAGCAGCCCAATTTGCCGTTGCAGAACCGGGAGCGATAAACAGGATCGTAGCGTTTCCGCTTCCATCGATTGCACCTGAAATGGTTCCGAAATCGTAAAGCAGCACCCCAGACGAATCTCTGATCTGAGAATACCCAACAATGCCGGTCCAGGAAATCGGAGGATTTGCGGGAACAAAAAGAGAAACGGAGTATTCCTCGCCAATTTTGATGGTCATCACGCCGATTACAGCGCAATTATCACCGGAAGGTTGGCAATCGGTTGCCGTTGTCGCGCATGGCGACGAGCAGGATGAACCGAAGTATGGTTGCGAAGGCATAACCTTCCTAAAACTCTGAATCCATGATTCTTTAACGCAAGGTCAAAATGGCGGATCAAACCACAGAGCATCCACTTATTCAGCACAAGTATGGAATTCGTTCTCCGGTCAAGATTCCTGACCTTGAGCTAGAGCTTTACGCATTCCGAAACCGACTCCAGCCCAATGAGGGCGGACTAGGTACTTTCAACCATTTTGTTAACGCCACCAAAATGCTCTGGCCAAAGATGAGCTGGAATCCGTGGCTTGAAAATCAAGCAGAAGACCTATGTGAGCATGACTACGTTGGGTGGGCAGGATGTGGCGCGTCCGGCAAGACCTTTGGGGCAACACTTTTCGCTACCGTCTGGTGGTTGGCCAACCCTGCCAAGTCAACGGTTGTCCTGACATCGACGACCGCGAAGATGATCCGAAAGCGTATGTGGGCCAATCTTCAGGATCTGGTCCGTAAGTCTCGCGGGTTCCCAGGCAACATGGTCGATTCCAAAATGGCCTTACAAGCTGTCAAAGGTGACGACCGCCATTCCATTTCCGCTATCGCCGTCGCCGAAGGAAACACCTCGAAGGCAGTGGCCAACATCCAGGGTATTCACGCCGAGCGGGTGATGGTCATCATCGATGAGGCGACGGACACGCCCGAAGCAGCTTTCGAGGCTTGTACCAACCTTTCCAAAGGTTGCCGCGAGTTCAAGATGTTGGTTATCGGTAATCCGGCATCGAAGTACGATCCACACGGTCGATTCTGCACACCGGCAAAGGGTTGGCGCAGCGTAACGATTGAAGATCAGCATTGGCTGACCGAACGTGGCATGTGCCGACGATTCGACGGCATGAAGTCGCCCAACATCAGCGAAGGGCGAACGAAGTACCCATACCTTATAACGCATGATCAGGTGTTATCCGCTATGCGACATGAGGGTGAGCAAAGCCCTACGTTCTGGAAGTACACGCGCGGATTCTGGAGTCCTGACGGCATGGTCAAGACGGTGTTGTCCGAATCACTGATCGAGACGCACACACCTACAAGAAAGTTGACGTTTACCACAAATGTCCAAGTCGTTGCCGGTCTTGACCCAGGCTTTGGTGGCGACAGATGCGTTCTTCGCTTCGCCAAGGTTGGCACAGCAAACGACAAGGTGAGCATACTTTTTCAGGATATCGTCCAGATATCCCCAAACGCTCAGCTAACGGAACCAGTTCACTACCAGATAGCCAACCGCGTCAAAGAGGAGTGCAGCAAGCGCGGCGTGTCGCCCGATAGGTTCGCTCTCGATTCAAGCGGTGAGGGTGGTGGTCTTGCAGATATTCTGACCCGCGAATGGGGCGTCGTTCATCGCGTTGAGTTTGGCGGCTCTCCGTCAGCCATTCCGGTCAGCGATGAAGACAGTCGGCCATGCAATGAGGCATACGACCGCAAGGTGACTGAACTATGGTTCTCGATGCGTAAATGGGTTGTCGAGGAGCGTGTTGGAGGAATGGACATCGAGACTCTTCAGGAGTTCTGCGCGCGCATGTTCGACGATTCCAAGCGGAAGATATCGGTCGAATCCAAGACCGTGATGAAGCAGCGAACCGGCAAATCGCCTGACTTGGCCGACGCAGCTACAGTCTTGCTTGATCTAGTCCGAAAAACCGCTGTCCTCGAACCGCGAGCAACCAGAATGGATAAAGTCTGGGAAAAGCTCGTTCGGGATGCCGATTCAATCTACCACGACGAAACTATCGAAGAATGAGCAAGGTTACTGGATACAAGGTTCTCAACGAACACATGGTCATCCCCGGCGGATGGCATTACCGAGTGCCAGAGACGGGCATCGAAATCATGGGAGGATCATGGCCGCAGCTCCATGAGTTCGTTCGCAACCATTACACAGCGAACGCCATCGCCGTACCGATCAACCTTGACACTTTAATCACCGAATATGCGTGTCGCAACGGTGCGGATTGCGCCTACAACGAGGTTGAACTTCCAAAACCAGAAGGCCGCAAATCGCTGCAAATTGGAGATGTCATCCGATTCAGCATGAGTTTGCTTCATGGACTGACCGTCGGCGGCGGAAAAGTCGATCAAGCGGAGGCAAATCGACGCGCAAGCATCTGTTCAGGATGCCGTTTTAATCGTAAGCCGCTCGGATGCACTGGATGTAATGCTCGCGTTCTAAAAGACGCCGTAAAAACCTTCTCACAACACGGAAATACGCCGTATGATGAGCAGGTTCAGAGCTGTGAATTTTGTGGTTGCTTTATCAGAAGCATGGTGTGGTTTCCCATTGAAACACTCCATAAATTTACGGACGCTACAGAGAACGAAAACCTTCCGGCTCACTGCTGGAAAAAACGACCATGTACGGAAACCTAGCCCAACTGCCGCTTGAAACCATCAACGAAAACGGCAAAGCGCCTGAAACGCGCATAGCCGATGCGGCATCAGCTCGCGAAATTTTCCAGAAGCTGATCATGGCCGATCAGTTGCGGAACGTGACGCGCGCCAAGTTGCGCGGTCTTGTTGATGGTAACCCTCCGTACAATCCTGCCGAACTGCGCCGTAACAACCAAGCGTTCCGAACCAATGTGAACTTCCGCGAGTCGGAAGCGTTCCTCACGTTGGCCATGTCTGCCTTCTACGATGTGTTCGCCGAGGTTCCGACCTACGCCAACATTCGCACCGCTTACGGCAACGACATGGATAAGCGGGAGGAATGGTCGAAGATCATTACCGAGGAATTCGACCGTCTCCAGAAGATGGACAAAGACTTCGACTACCTCATGCAGCTCTCGCAGCGTGAGATGGTCCTTATTGGCGATGGCCCGTTGATTTTCGAGGACAGCACCGATTGGCGGTGTAAGGCCATCATGGCAACGGATCTTCTCGTTCCAGATGGAACCAAGTCGAACGTCAGCGACTGGAAAGTAGCCGCTGTCCGAACCCGCATGGGTGTCGATGATCTTTTTGAGAAGATTCAAGATGAAGAGGCAGCTCGCGCCGCCGGTTGGAACGTGGATTACGTTCGCCAGCGTATTCGCGCCGCAATGCCCGAGCCGTATCGTTCTGGTGTTCAGTACGACTGGGAGTTCTTCCAGCGCCAGCTTCGCTCGAACGACATCACATTCTCGGCTCGCTCCGAGGTGGTCTTGATGTGCCACATCTTCTACAAGGAGTTCGATGGTCAGATCAGCCATGTCATCATCGATGAGCGTGACAGCGAGGACTTCATGTACAAGAAGCTGCGTCGCTTCGGCCGGTGGGAGCAGGTTATCCATCCGATGTACTACGACCGTGGCGATGGCGAGCATCATGGTGTAAAAGGCTTGGGCATCAAGATGCTCCAGGCGATGGAACTGAAGAATCGTCTGCGTTGCTCGATGGTTGATAGCGCATTCGCTCGCACCCAGATTCTCTTCCGACCTCTCAACCCGAACGCTCTAAACAAAACGAGCGTCGTTCAGCAAGGACCGTATGCTATTCTCCCGCCCGACTACGAAGTCATTCAGCAGAACATTGCTGGCGTTCTGGACGCTCCTATGGCGGTCAACGCTGACCTTGAGAATGTTCTTCAAGGCAACCTCTCTCAGTATCGCCAATCGCTCAACAAGCCGTCGGGCAATCCTCGTACTGCCACCGAAGTCCAAGCCATCGTGGCACAGCAGTCAGCAATCGGTAAGACGCAGTTGAGCCGGTATTACAACCAGTTAGATTCTTTCTTTGAGGAACGGTACAATCGCGCCTCAAACCCCAACCTTAACCCAATTACCAAGTCGGACAAAGACGCCATCGAGTTCCAGCGTCGGTGCAAGGAGCGTGGTGTTCCTGTTCAAGCGATGATAGACATCGATTACGTCGAGGCGACTCGCACGGTCGGCCAAGGTTCTCAGTTCGCTAAGCAACAGCTTCTTGGAACTTTGCTCGGGCTTTCCGGTTCTCTTCCCGAAGGCGGAAAGATCAACCTGCTCAAGGACTACATCGCCGCTCAGGTTGGCCAACAAATGGTTGATCGTTATTTGCCGACTCAGATGCAGTCTGCTCGCGTTCAGGATCAGGCTGCTCTTGCTGTTCTGGAGCATTCATCGTTGCGCCAGGGCAACATGCCAATCGTCACCGACACGCAGAGCCATATCATTCACATCGACACACATCTGGCGGCTGCAAACGAGGCTGCTGCATCGCTTCAACAGGGTGGAAATCCGCAGGAGATTGTCCTCTTCCTCCAAGGCATAGGTCAACACGTTCAGGATCATCTCCAGCGCCTGTCCACCGATCCTACGCGCAGGCCGCAGGTTGAGGCTTATACGCAGCAGTTGCAGATGCTTAGCCAGACGATTGAACAGCTTGGTCAGTTGATTCAGGAACAGCAGCAAGCTCAGATGCAGATGCAGCAAGCTCAAGCGATTCAGCAGGGTGTTGATCCGAAAACGGCGATGATGAATGCGGAGGTTCAGTCAAAAATCGCTCGCCAGAACGCCGAGACTATGGCCAACATTCAGCGTCAGAACACGAAGGCGATGGCAGATCTGTCACGCCGGAATGCGAAGACCACCGCTGATATTCAGCGAGCGAATGCAACTGCCGAGTCCAACTTGGCGCGTCAGGGATAAAATTTATGAGCCAAAACGAAGAACTCGTTTCTCAATTCATCGCAGAGCAGTTTCCCAAAATGGGCGGCTGGTGCGACGTTAAGAAAGGTTTGGAAATCGCCAAACTTGTCCTTGAAACCAAACCGCAGCGCATCGCTGAAGTTGGCGTTTTCGAGGGCAAGTCAACGCTCGCCCTGGCCTACGCCTGTAAGCTGAACGGAAGTGGCACGGTTTACGCCATTGACTCTTGGAAGAAAGAGGACTGCATCGACGATGAAAATGCAGTCAATCAAGAATGGTGGGCGGCGCTTGATTTGGACGGCCATTACGAGGCTTTCGTTCGCCACTGTGTCCGTGCAGAAGTTGTTCGCCATATCCAATTCTGCCGCATGTCGTCGTGGGACGCGTCGCGATTCCTGCCCGAGGTAGACATGGTTCACATCGATGCCAATCACGCTGAATGGCCGTCTACGAGCGATGTCGTCAACTGGCTTCCGAAGCTCAAGGTTGGCGGTTACATCGTGATGGACGATGTGAACTGGGAGTCCACACAGACTGCGCTGAAGTTTGTTCTGAAACGCTGTGAATTTGTTGCGCGTTTCGATCTGAACGAAAGCTGCTTTGCCATCTATCGTAAGTTAAAATAACCGTGAAAACGGTCGTCATTACGATGCGCGGTTCGCCACGCATCCCGCGCTTAAAAGAGAACCTGAATGCTTTCAGCATTTTGGACTACCGGATTTTCTATGGACTAAATGGAAAGAAGTCTGGTCTGAAAGCAAGCATTCCGTACGAGGTTGATAATCCCGGCTCCGGTTATTTAATCTGCCATAAGCATGTCGGATGCACCATGTCTCATTGGATGCTGTGGAATGCTCTCGATTTTGATCCATCAACACCTGACATGGTGATGATTCTTGAGGACGACGTTATTTTTCGTCCGCACTGGAAAGAAACGGTTGAACGCGCACTGACAAAACTACCAGAAGATTGGGACATTCTCTATCCTGGATCTTGCTGCGCGCACGGAAAGATGTCCCGAGAGCTGGATTCCAACCTTTTTGAGGGAATGCCGCTTTGCACCCACTGTTACATAGTACGCAAGAAGGCTCTCAAGACGTTGATTGAGACGAACGAGGAGATTTTTGCGCCTATCGATTTGCAAATGTACCTCAACAGTCGCCATCTCCTGAAATGCTTTACCATTTTTCCAAGGGTCGTTGACCAAGATGGAACCGATCTTTCAGACTGAAAATGAAAGACATAATCCGCAGCATTTCACTTAAGGCTCTCAAACGATTTTCTAACGGAGGAGATGGCCACGCGGATCTTCTCATGCAGATCGAGGATCTTCGCAAGACAATCGAAATACGGACCAAAGAAAACGAGGAGCATCTGACAGAAGTTCGCGAGGAGCGTGACTATTGGTTGGCTCAATACGATGAGGTCAAATTTGCCGCTGAATTTCTTATGAGTTACGCAAAAAACGATGTTCCAATTCTGGCGGACCAAGTGGATTGGGAGGTAGGAAAGATTGGACTTCCGAAAGAAGCCGGAACGTACTACTTCAACCCTGCCATCACGCAGGAGCCTGACGGAAAGATTCTGCTTTTTGCACGGCGATGCCGCAACAAGCGCGAAAGGGATGAGGATGTCTACATCGAGAAGAATGACATCGCTGTTTTCGAGCTGAACAACGATTTGCGCGCCACAAAAAAGGCTCTCATTCAGCTCAATTCCAACTATCCGAACGAGCAATTCGAAGATCCTCGCGTCGTAAAGTTTGGCGACAAGTATGGGCTAAGTTGCTGCTCATACGTTCCACTAAAATCATACGCGCATCAGGCGATGTTCCTGCTTGATGCCCAGTTTTCAAACGTGGCCAGATTCGATCCGATCTACGGAAACAATTTGGCTCAGGCGATGGTGAACGATGGCCATGAGAAGAACTGGCTCTACTTTGTCCACGACAACGCGCCACATCTGGTGTATTCGGCCAATCCTCATGTCGTAGTGCGCCTTAATGGGCGTCTTGAGAGTGAAACGAAATACATCACAGACGAGTTCAATCCGCTCTGGAAGTTTGGTGAAGTTCGAGGAGGCTCAAATCCAATCCTTGTCGATGGCTTGTACTGGACCTTCTTCCACAGTTCTCTGCCGTGGATAAACAAGAAGCGTCGTTACTACATGGGCGCGTACGCATTCGAGGCAAAAGCTCCATTCCGAATCGTCCGCATGACGACTTTGCCGATCCTGACTGGAACAAATCAGCAAGACTGGTGGCCAGGACTTCCGGCTGTTGTGTTTCCATGTGGAGCATTCTTTGACATCGCAAAGAATCAATTCGTCGTATCGTACGGCATCAACGATGTTGATTGCGGCTACATCAAGCTGCCGCTGGGCGACATGCTTGAAATCACCAAGGTCATCCGACCGAATCGCGATGTCGTCAACAAAGAGAATCCAATCCGATTGGATGAGGTTCTCGACCCAATTCCCCCAAAGCACAAACTGAAACGAAACACAAAGACAAGATATGATGAACTGGCTAAGAGGCTTGAAGAACGAGAACCCGAAGAACCTGCTGGAGTTGCCTGACGTAAATGTATCTGACTGGCAGACTGATGGCCAACAGGCTGAACTCGCTCAAATTCTGCAAAATCCGATTCTTCGGATGGCTTTACGCATCGTGGCTGAATCAATGCCAGTTCCGATGCCGTCTCATGGCAGCAAGGAATCGGACATTATTTTCGCTGCCGGTGTAACCGCTGGCTACGCGCATTGTCTTGAAAACCTTCGTAAATTGGCGGTAATTGAAACAGCGAAAGAACCAGAAGCGACATTCGATAAGCAATACTAACAAATTATGGAAGAACCACTGAACTCACCTCTCGCCAACAACGGAACAACCCCTGACTTCGGCAGCTCGTTCATCGACGCTTTCAAGGCAAGTGGCATTGATGACGCCGCATTGGCTGATGAGTCGGCCAATTCTGCCTCGCAGATTACGGAAGAGCCGAAAGCTAAAACTCAGAAGCCAGCCGCAAAGTCCGCAGACGCTTCCAAGCTCAGCAAGGCTGAGATGGATATCGAGCGGATGTTCGGTACGAAAAAGCAGCAGGCCGAGGCTCCGACTTCTACGGACGCTGATTCCGATATTCCCGAGACGATCAAGTCTACGAAGGCCGCTGATGCTTTCCGCAAGATCAAGGAAGAGAAGGCTTTGCTGGCCAAGCAGTTGGATGAGCTGAAGTCTGGAAAGACTGCCAATCCGAACTACGAAGCGCAGCTCAAGACATTGCAGGAAGAGCGTGACGCGCTTTCCGAGCGTGTTCGCATCCTCGATGTCGAGCGCCACCCTGAGTTCGTCAAGAAGTACGAAGGCAAGATTAGCGGCGTCTTTGATTCCGTGAAGAACCTTGTTGGAACTGACGGGGAGCGACTTGTTGATTTGCTCAAGTCTCCTGAGAGCGAATATCGCAACTCGCAGATCGACGACATTGTCGAAGGGCTTTCTCCGTCCAAGAAGGCAAAGCTCGGTGCGCTGATCGTGAAGTACGACGAAATCAATGGCGAACGCGCGTCAGAGATTTCCGAGGCGAAAGCTGATTACGACGCCATCATCTCGAAGTACCAGCAGGACAACGAGGAGGGTACTAAGGCTGCGCTAGAGTCGGCCACCAAGACCTGGGCTAAGGTGAGCGAGAATGCTCGCGCGCTTGAAATCTTTGAACCGCGCGAAGGTGATGATGAATGGAACACCGAGTTGAATGGCCGACTGAGTCTCGCCCAGCAGATCTTCAACGGCGAGAACAGTGAGGAGGATCTTGCCAAGGCGGCTCTGTGGGCCGCTGCTGCGCCGAAGTACCGCGAACTGCTCTATGCTCAGGTTGAGGTGAACAAACGCCTGCAAGCTGAACTCTCAAAGTATCGAGGAAGCGAGCCTGGAGTTACCTCGAAAGCGACATCTGGCAGTTCTCGTCCCTCGAACACGAACACCGCGAAGAGCGAAGACTTTGTTGCCAGCGTGATGAAGTCGCTCGGACGCTAAAACAATTATCCCCCGATGGTTCTCATTACCACCGGGGGATTTTCGTTTAAATCACTTACGATAAGGACCGCTTCCGCTCGGAACCGGCTTTGCAACCGGCTTAATCGGAGGCTTCGGCGGAGGAGACTGCTTGTAAGGTCCGCTGCCGCCTACCTTAACAGACGGCGAACCTTTGTACGGTGCGTTATTGCTCATTCTTTTGGGAGTGCATACCAGCCTTCATGGATGGTAATACGGTTCTGACTACGCACCGATTTGCCGCTCGCGTCAACGACCCAAACCTTAGCCTTAACGTCCTCAGCAAGCCTCACCGGCTCACCGTGGGGGACGTAAATCACTCGGCTCGCGCAGCTCACGCTCATGCTCGCGCACACGATCAAGAAGACCGCGCTTAAGATCAGGTTGTTTCTTGGCGTCTTCATTTGTTGTGTCCTGCTTGGTCAGCGCATGAAGCCAGATGACCAGCTTCATAACGAGGTCGGCCAGGAAGTTCATTCCGTCTGTTTGGCGGGTGCAGCAGCGGCTGATTGCTTGTTCTTCCACATAGACCAAGCGACGCCAGAAATGCTGACAGCAGCACCGGCCAATTCAGCAACCTGATCGGCGCTGGCCAACCCTTTGGCAACGATGAATCCACCGGCAGCGGTCAGGATGTGGCGGAGAAGAGAGGAGATATTAGCGTTCATTTGTCGTTTTTGAGTTTGCGATACAGTTCGACTGCTTTCACGACGCAAGTAAGAAGCGCGGCGAACGCGCCAAGTGCCAATGACGCAGTCTTGAGGTGAGGATCGGAGAATACCGCGTTCCCCAGAATGCCGATGGCCGGACCACCGACGCCGATTGAGATGTCTCTTAAAAAGGCGTGGTGGTCCGTCATCGTGGTGGTTAGTTAGTGTCCGCCTGCGATTGCTTGGCAGCTTCCAAAATCAGTTCGGCCAGAGGTACTCCGACCTTTGCATTCTGGAAACCGCCAGCTTTGATGGCGATGTCGATGAGTTGGAGGAGTTGATTGGCCTGCTCAGTGGTAAGTTCGATTGTAATCATGCCGCCGGAGCATCCGAAACAACCGGCTGTTCGTCAACAGCGGCGACAGGAGTTTCCGCATTGACGAGCGGCGGCTCCACCTGCGGCAACATCGGATGAACGATTTCAACCGGCGGCAACCACGGCAGCGGCGGAGCGATGACCGGAGGGTTGATCTGGTTCTGGATCTGCGCGGTGACGTTCGCTTCGATGGCGGTCTTATTGACGCCATTGCTGAAACACCAGCCAAGCACCTGTTCCTGTGTCAGATCAGGAAACGGCGTGAACTCACCAGACGGCGGAGCGAACGAGCAGGAGCCGTAGCAAGTGCCGCTGTACTGATCCTGCGAGCCGTTGCAACGCCAATCGGCGGTGATGACGACATCGGTGTGAGTGCCTTCGGTCGGTTTGACCAACAGGCGTTCGATGATCCAAGAGATAGTAATCATGGGGTATTAGGCGAGAGTGATGTCGGCGACTCGGGTCGTGCCATCAGAACCGCGATAGCTAAAGCGGAGGTTGGTGTTGCTGGTGGCGGTCATTGTAAGCTCACCGTTGGTTGTGAGTGTTGCCGGAGTAGTGGTCGATGCCAACAGAATCAAACGCCCGCTCGCATCGAGCGTCATTCTGCTCGTTCCAGCTCCAGAGGCAAGCGGATCGCCACCAAGCGCGTTCGATTGCTGGAACACCAAATCGCCGAAAGCGTTCCAGTTTGAAATAACAGCCCAATTTCGAGCTGCAGCGTTTACGGAGCTTGTCCCGAGAACAACAGCAGAATTGTTTGATCCCGTAATCTGCAACTTTTTATTTCCTGCAACAGCAGCAGCGGGAGCACCGCCTATGCCCACGTTGCCGGAGGTGTCGATGATAGCTCTGGCCGTAGAATCCCCATTTGTGTGGAAAACAATTCCGTTTCCGCTAGTCGACCAGATTGCAATGTTCTGGGATGTACTTCCAACCAGTGAACCGATGGTTCCAAAAAAACCAGCATTAACACCACCAGTAGCAATCGCTAGATTTCCGCCCCAAGCATTTGCGTTGGTATTGTCGATTGTTACAGCAGTGGCAGCACCAGAAGATGTAAAAATAGCAGTTGCTCCAGCAGTTGTTGAAACTGTCAACTTATGTGTCGGACTAGCAACCCCCACGCCCAGCCCCGTGGAGTTCAAAGTCATGGCTAGAGTAGAAGCAGCCGAGAACGACAGGTTGTTGGCAGATCCGAGATACACACCATTCGCAGGAATGGTTGCGCCAGTCACATTCAGTCGAGCAGCGTCAAGTGCGCCGCTGATGGTGGCGGAGCCAGTGGTAGTTACTCGGCCAGCAATTCCGTCAATGTTTAGAACATTAACACCATCCACAGCTATGCCGATGTTTTTTGACGATGGCAGATAAATTCCATTGCTAGGAATTGCCGAAGCCGTGGGGTTAAACGAACCAGCAGTCAGAGCATCAGTTGCGCTACTGTAAAGCAAACCTCCGTCGCCAGCCAGATTGGTTCCGTTGTTGAAGATGACCTGATTAATTGCGCCAGGAAGTCCAACACCTCCACCAAGAGCATTATACAGCTCGGTGAAGTTCTGGTTGGTGTAATCGAACGAAGTGCGAAGCGGAGTTCCCGTTCCGTCGTTCGGTGCTGCGCCGATATTGATAGTTTGCTTTGCCATGTTGGGTGTTAAAGGGTTTTACCGTAGATTAAAATTGAGTCTCATCCGCAGTTATCGTCGTTACGTCAGCCGTAATCGACGTCAAATCCGCCGTAAGCGGAAATCCGACCGCGCCGCCAGTGGAATCCGAAATACGACTCAAAAGCGCCAACTCAAGCATGTCCACCTCCCACGGAGAACGACATCCAGTTGCCGAAACCTCGGCGATAAGCTGAGCAGCTTCGGTACAGGTTATGGATGAGTCGGCCATATTATTAGTCTGCTACAATGAACCACGCCGTTCCATTGCTGATGATCGAAACTTTGGACCAGTGCGTCGTCAAAGAATAAGTTGCCGTTCCGTCAATCGTTTCGGAACCAAACGGATCAACAGTGACATGGTTCGCGCCAGCATTCACGCGCTTCACGAAGAATATCCGCCCATTGGCCGTTGCCGCCGGGGGAAGCGAAACCGTAATCGCTGCCGCTGTTGAATTGGCGATAATCGCGAAATCACTCGAAACGATTGAAGTGGATGCCGTAACCGAGCGAACCGTTCCAAACGAAGCAGCATTTGCCGCAGCCGTTCCAGCGCCATCAGCAATACGATTGAGAAGTGCCAACTTGGCCATATCACGCTCCCACGGCGAGCGGCACCCAAGAGGGCTAACCTCGCTTAGCAGCGTTGCCGTTTCAGCGCATGTAATGTCAGCCATATCGTTTTAGCGTTTCGGTTATCGTGCCATCGGACCAGCGCCGCGCTGCATCACCTCGGCAATGAAACCGCCGCCACCAGGAGCAGACCCCCCCTCCATCTCCTCGCCCTCCTCATACTCCTCCTCGCCTCCCTCGGCCATCTTCTTACCCTTAGACTTCTTCTCGTAACCAGGGATGGCCATGCCATCAATCTCGATGACTTCCGCCTTTCCACCCTTGCCAAGAACGATAGTCGCCATTGTCTGGAAAGCCTCGCCTTCCTTCAAGTTCTCGGGGATTTCGACGCCTTTGGGAATGGTAAATACCGGCATGAAGCGAGCATCAGACTCATGGCATGTATGTCAATCAAAAACCCCCCACCAGCCTTTCGGGCCGATGAGGGGCTGCTCCAACAACGGAGCTGTGAGACAAACAACCTATGAGATAATCCGGTGGCCACAATCGCCGAAAAGAAAAAACCCGCAAGCATTTTCACGCCTGCGGGTCTTTTGAATGCTTAGCGTCAGATGATCCGCGAAGCGTGAGCGTTTGCAGCGTTAGCTGCAAATGATCTGGGTCAAAGCGCCGGTGCAACGACGGAAGATAATCGTCATGCCCTGATTCGTGAAAATCGGCTCGGGCGCGTGAATGAACTCAGCGTAGTGCTGACCCTTCTTCTCCAGCGGATCGGCGCAATCCACATCGAGCTTGTACGCACCAGTCACCCACTGCCACTCGCCCATGTAGTTGGTCGGCATCCAGCTCAAATCACCAACACGGTTCACAGGACGCACAATGTGCGACTTGAACACATACGGGGTGACAACGAACGCAGCCTCGAACGGAGCAGTCACCCAGCTTGAGTTGACGCTGAACACAGTACCCTTCGTGCCATTGGCGCTGGTAAACGGCTGAACCAACGTGTACTTGCCACCAGCGTAGGTGTAGCGGGGCGGGAACAGATTCGGCACATGCCGGAAGTTCTTAATCACCCGATTCGCACCAATGCGCTTGAGCAACTCAGCGCCGCTGCCGCTGCCCATATCAGCCTGACGCAGATCCTCGCGGAACGCGGGGTTGTTCTGAGCGATGCGCTGCGAAGCCTCCAAGCCGATATAGAGCGGGAACACCGGACCGTCGCTGCTGTAGCTGATGAAGCCAGAGCTATCAGGATTGGTAGCACCGTTACGGATCAGGGTGGCAGCAGCCACATCAAGCATCTCCTGAGTCAGCTCGGAGGTGGACTGATTGAGCGCCTGACCAGCGGAACCGGTCTGAATCCAGGGCAGCTCATTCACGCCAGACGGAATCGTCTCAACCTGAGTGAAGGACGAGTCGGCCACAGCCTTGATGGCATACTTGGCGAACATGTTCTGGTAACGGGTTTCCCAAGAACGCTGAGCGCGGATGGAGAGCTTCTCCAAGTACACTCGCAAGAACGCCTCGACGCGATGGTCGAAGGTCAGATCGTCCTTACACAAGAGCGGACCTTTGAGGGCGAAACGCTCAGGACTCCAGGTAACGGCATTATAGCCGACCGGAACGTCATTGTAGGTGACATCGCAAGCGCCACCGTTATCGCCGGGATTGCCGCTGGCGAGCGTGATGGCCGACCACTCCTCAGCCGCAGTCGGCTCGATGGAGGTGGTGGTGAACGAGGTCTGGGTCAGACCAGTACCCTGAGGATACTCGCCGCGCTCAATCATGTTGAGCCACATCGAGCGGTACGAGGCGCGTTTATAAACGTCCTGAGCGAGCGACTCGGTAGCCACCGCAAAGGCGTTGAAGACATTAGGACAGGCCATGAGATTATGAAATTAAACCGACGTTATCTGCGTTATGGTTGGCCATCCATCCACCACACGGTGGCTGATTATCCAACCTGCTACATGCGGAGTGTCATTGCCGCTTAGACGGTTTTGCGATGGATGACCAATCCGCCGCCTTGCTTAGGGTCGATGCGCGCACTGACGCATAAGAATGTCTACTAAGTCAATCAGAATTAGTAATTGGCTGGAAGATCGTCCGTCAGCTCTGACTGCTCCGCCATGTACGAGCTGTATCCTTTGAGTAGGCCAAGTTTGTGAGGTTGGATGATATGCTCTCTGGCGATGAAGCCTCTGAATGTGTACGGGCCGGGAAAAGTGCCAGTCATCAGAACATAGAAATCAACAGCCTCAGTTTTCACACCCTTACGCGCATCGACCAGTAGCTTCCCATTGTCGTACTTGGTCGTTTTGACATCGATGCGGAATCCCGGCGGAGGCGGGATGACCGCGTCGTAGAGCGGATGCGGAGGCTCGCGGTCGGTATCAATGTCGGGATACACATTGAACAGGCGACAGAAAGCCAGCTCGCCAGCAATACCCTCAAGATCGACCGTATGCGGATCTTCCGCGCTGATCTTTAGATTCGTAACGTTGAAATAGCGGTTATTGCCATTTCGATTCTTGGCGACGTAATGGGCCAGCTTCTGCTCTGCTGTCGATAGAAATACTTTTTGACCTATTTTAATTTTATTTATCATGGTCAAAAAGGCGGAAAATTTTTGAGGGGGTATCGTAAACGAAGCCCACCCGCAAAAGGGGTGCCACCCTGCCAGTCAAAAAGTGTGCCAACCCCTAGGAAAAACAATCCTTTTCTATCATTAGCTAATCTAATCCAATCTATTAGACAGCTAATGCTGCACAAACACTGTTATATTTACTTCGTTTCGGATTCGCTCACGACTTGCACCTCCGCGATTCTGTCCGGCATCGAACCGAGAAGGTTGATTGAGACTGACGCTGCTTCGCCTTGCTCAGACCAGCCAAACACCAAAGCGGAACGCTTTGCGACGCTTCCTAGGATAGTCTCCCTCACGCTCTCGTCTTTTATCCCGTCCAACGAATAGCCTTCGATGCGTTCCAACGTGCTGGCGGCATCGGCCGCTAGCTTGTTTCGGACGAGAATTGAAAGCGCCTCGATTGAGTTTTCCGTTTTAAGAGATTTATTCTCTTTGCAAACGGTTTGCATTTGCTTCCTTAACTTCGTCAATCCCGTCCGGCTTGCTTTGGTTTGCACCGTTTCAACGCATAGCTTCAAATCGCTTGCAATCGTCGACAATTCTTCCCCGGCAAGATATCGGGCCGACACTGTTTCCCAGACTTCACTTGGTTTCGCCATGCATGACGGGTAGCCGTTTTCCGTTTCCCCGGCAATGCGCCGCTTGTGACGGCGCGAAAAATCCCCGTTTTCCTGAGGAATTCCGCATGTTTTCCCCTATCGAAAAAAAGTTTAGAAAACTTTGTTGACGCCGTTTTCCGGTTCGCCTAGCCTAGCGGCTCACGGTTGAATTTTAAATCGAACGCATGAAAACACTCCAGATTGAGAAAACCTCTTCGGGACAATTCCGATACCGCATCGTCCGATACTTCGAAGACTTGGCGAAGACTTGCGTCGTCGTCGTCGATTGGGAATTCGGCCCATTCAATCGGGAAGAAACGATTGAGCAAGCCAAAGAGCGGTTCTCTTTCGATGAAATCCAATCCCTTTGAATCCATGAAACGCATCACCTTGAAACGCATCGCCATCGCCGCCTTCATTATCTTTTCAATCCTTGCAATCGGCATCGCCGAATCCGTTCTCAATCTCACCCCCAATCACTAAATCCCATGAACGTTCACCTAACTCTCAAATCATCAAACGTCAAAACCGGCCCTATTCCGGTTTCAACGTCGGCCGCCGATACCTGCCCGGAAGCCTGCCCATTCAAGAAAGACGGTTGCTATGCTGACTCCGGACCGCTTGCGCTTCATTGGTCTAAAGTGACAAGCGGTCAACGCGGTTTTGATTGGTCCGCCTTCCTGTCCAAAGTCCGCTCTTTCCCAGCTGGTCAATTATGGCGGCATAATCAGGCGGGTGATTTACCGGGTGTTGGTGATTCAATTGACGCAACCGCACTAGATGAACTCGCAACCGCAAACACCGGCAAGCGCGGTTTTACTTACACCCATAAACCGTTGACACCCGACAATCTGTCCGCAATTCGGACCGCCAATGAGCGCGGTTTCGTTGTCAATCTGTCCGCCAATTCGGTGTCGCATGCTGACACCCTTGCCAAGACAGGCCTCCCGGTTGCGGCCGTTGTCCCTCAGGACAGCGCGGACCGTTTCACCACACCCGATGGAAACCGCGTAGTTATCTGTCCGGCCCAAAGGGTTGACGGGATATCCTGCAACACGTGCCGCCTATGCGCGAAAGGAAACCGTGGGTTCATTGTCGGTTTCAAGCCACACGGAACGGGTGCCAAACGGGTGCAACGCATCACAACGGCCGGAAATTGACGGTCCGCTTCAATCTATCCGAAAGGGTAGGTTGACGCGTCTCTTCAATCTCAATCTCAATCAATCAAAACTCAATCCATCAAATCCAATGATCAACCGATACCCCGGCCAATGCGTCCAATGCCACGAATACGTTCCCTCAGGCTTAGGCACCGTCTCAAAACGCAACCGCGCATGGCGCATAGACTGCAATGCATGCACCGGCCGCATGCCTGAGAATTCCGGCCTTGTGTGCGTCAAACTCTCCTCCGGTTGGACAGGCACGCGCAATGCGCGCGGCCGCTGCGAGGATGCGCCGTGTTGCGGGTGCTGCTCTTTCTAAGTCTCAAAACCCAACGAATAAAACACCATATGACACACTGGACATTTGAAACGATAGAATCGGCCGTCGACTTTTCGCGCTTATTTAATCAATGGGGCGCGCGCCGGAATAACGGGTCGACGATAGCCTTTCGCGATGGCAAGACCGTCACCCTGCGGCCGGAGTTTGACTCCAAGGAAACACGCCGCGAATTCCTTTATCTGAAAGGATTTTTCGAATGAAACTTGTCGAATTCCTACGCGCGCGCGCCTTCGAAGAGCCGTTCCTGATGCATTCTGAAAAGTGGCAGTTCGTCACGATCAGACGCGCGGACGGAGCCGAAGACATCGGTGTCTATCGGTTCGCGACGGACTTGTGTTACGACTACGCGGACTTCCGCGCGCATTTCAACCTATCCTAAACCATCAAATCAAAACCATGAAAACCATTGACGATAGAAACGAAGAGCAAAAGAAAACTCACCTTTGGGCAATTGTCGCCAAGGACCGCGCAATGTCCTATTGGGGCGGCGCGCAAGGCGGTGTCTCACGCTGCGCGTGGGCTGTTCCATTCGCAGATTTGGACAAGGTAGACAGATGGGTACGCGCGCGCAGCGACATGTCCTATGTGCGGCCCATTGCCTTGGCAAACTATCGCGCGCCAAAAGGAACGGCCCATCTTCATATTTACGCGGTCGACCAGAATCATCCCGCGCTGAAAGCCTGACCTATCCTCCGCGCATCACACGCAAGTGTGCTGCGAAAGGGTAGGCCAATCTATCCGCAGCAATTAATCCAATCCAAAGCATGAAAACCATTCACGAAATCATCCAAGAAATCCAATTTTTCGACCCTGCAATCCGCGCATTTGACGCGCACGACCTACCGCAATCCGTCCGCGCGTACCTGCACCACAACTACCGCATGGACGCGCGCCTGACGGACGAGGAGCAACAACTTGTTGAAACCTCATTCGAGCCGTTCGCCGACAACATCCGCGAAGCATTTCAGGACGATCCAAGGCCTGACGCAACTCGGTTCTATCTGTTCGACGATCTTAGTCTGTACGTCAAAACGAATGCCGGACCGGAGCTATGGGCCGACGCGCAGGTATTTGTCGTCGAACGAATTCTCCCGAGCATGCGCCTGACGCGCCTTGAAGCGGACTTGATGCGTGAAATCGGAATGGACGATCAAGTCAGCGAGGTCCGCGACGACTTTTTCTCCTCCTTCGCGCATGTCCTGCACCGCGACTGCGGAATCCCGCATTGCGACGCGCGCGAGCATTGGAACGCCTATGCGCGCCAGCTAGGCGACTCCGCGTGCGAAAGCATCGTCCTTGGCGGCGGCGAATCAGGCCGCGCGGAAGGCATTCGTTTCGCGTCTGAGTACACCGTCAAAGCCTAAATCCCATGCGCTACAAAATCCAACTCTCAACCTCAACCGGCGGCTGGTCAGACCTCCGCGAATCATCCGACGACGGCCAGACCTATGAAACCTGTCTATTCCCCACGCGGAACGCAGCCCTCGCCGCGCGCGATGAGTTTGGCGAACTGTCCGAATTCCTTGAAACGCTCCGAATCGTCCCCGCCGAAACCCCCGAAACCGAGAACATCTACGCATGAAACCCCAATTCACCCCCGGCCCTTGGCTTGTCCGATTCGACGAGGATCGATTCGACTCGAAACTGTCTGTCCTTGAGGTCATCGATGGAAGCGAGGCGTCATTAAATCATCCGCAGGGCGAACTTGTTCTTGCGCGAGTCAATGTCAGCGCGTTTGCGCCGCACATGGACGAACCGCTTGCCAACGCTCGCCTAATCGCCTCCGCCCCCGATCTTCTCGCCGCCCTCGAACGCCTCGCGCATCCAATGGCCGACGACGAAGACCTAGACTACGCGCGCGAAATCATCAAGAAAGCGAAAGGTCAGCTATGAAAGTCTATTGGACGGCATTTTACGGAAGGAGTGAATACACGTTTCAAGGTCGCAACGCCAAGCGTGACGCGTATCGACTGGTCAAACGATTCGGTGGGCGTGTGGTTCGTGAAATCATCAAATCCCACGAATAAACCGCATCCGCGCATCAAATTATGCATCCATTGCTTTTATCCGCTCTCATTCAGGTCGAATCCAACGGAAACGATCATGCCCGTGGCCGTCATGGCGAGCTTGGCGCGCTTCAAATCAAATCGATCATGGTCCGCGACGTGAATCGGATCATGGGGACGCACTACGCGCACCAACAGGTAACGAACCGCGCCATCTCGATCTTCATCGCGGAAAGCTATTTCGCGCATTACGGACGCAATCTCAGCGACGAATCTTTAGCTCGACTCTGGCAAGGTGGGCCAAAAGCCCTTAAAAGATCATCCACGCGCGCCTATGGCCGCCGGGTTATGCGCGAGCTTGAGAAACAAACCGCCAAAGAATCCTTGCAAGTTGCGACTCGAAACGAAACTCGACAGTAAAAACCCTACTTTCACCGCACGGTAAAACAGCAGAAACCAATGAAACTAACCATTCAGTCCAAACAGAACGCTCAGACGATCATCGATTTGTTCAATGCAATCATCAATGGCGAGATAGAGGAGCATCAGGCGACGCCGCTCAGCATCTACGATGAGGAAAAGCACATTTGCAGCATCGTCGCGGCCAACGGCGAGCAGATTCTTGAGCTGATCATCGAGCGGGAGGAGGGTGATAAGATCATCCAGCAGGGCGAACCGGAGACGTTGCAATGACAACCGCAGAACTAGAGGCGCGCAACATGACGCACGATGAAATGGTGGGGCTGCTTTGTCGGCTTGAGGATGCCTCGTACATTCCGCCGATTACCATCACGCGAGAGATTTTGCATCGCATGACCATCGCCGAACGAATCGCAGATCGTCTTGAAGACTCTCTTTTCTACGCGCGCATGTACAAGGATGCGAGCGACGATGGCCGCACGCGACGGGAGGAGATGATTGACGATGCGGTCTATCTTATCTCGCTCTTCCGCAATGGAGGAATCTATCCATGAGCAGCCGCAATCTCTTCGCCCCGCCCCGCTTCAAGGTTCAAATCAGCGGCGCGATTGGCTGGTCCGATCTAAAGGAACGGGTCGTCCGTTTCGAAACGCTCGAATTCCGCGCGCGCAAGGATGCTGAGGCGACGGCTAAGGAACTGAATCCCGGCGAGTACACGCAAGGTCGGATTCGCGTCGTGCCGGTCGAAGTGCCAGAGGATTATGATGTTTATCCCACGCCCGAAAGGTCCAAACCATGAGCGACATTCGAGATGAACTGGCCGAAATCGATCCTGACCTGCTTCTCATGGACGGCTTCGATGACTGCATCATCGGGATATGCCATAGCTTCGGCGGCGAGCCGGTCGTCGCCTACGATTACGAGAAGGTCATCGCGCAACTTCAAAGCCACGGCATGACCTACGAGGAAGCGGTCGAGTACCATGAGTTCAATCAGGCCGGAGCCTACGTCGGCGAGCTAACACCCGTCTTCATCGTCCGCATCGAAAATCCAAAATCCGCCGGATAACTTCTTATCCGACAAGAGTAGGCCATTCAACCCCATTCCAGCGCATCCAAAACCATGACCTCCGACCGATTCGATTCTGGCGTCGCAAACACCGCATTCGCTACCAACACATCATCCGGCAATCAAAACGCGCCATTAAGGCGTTTAGAGCGTTTGGCGAGCATTCGAAACGAGCGATTGAGCGGCAGAAACGCATCTCTCCCCAATTATTCGGAACGGCTCGGGCGGCGTTCACAGCCGCACCGAGGAGCCGTTTCCGAATTAACCCCCCTTATTTATAAGGGGGTAATGTTTATCTTTCAGATGAATAGCTACAAATTTAAGCTAACTTTCTGATGGAGCAATGTGTCGCATCAAGTTCTCAGTTGACGGTGCGTAGTCTTTATTTCACTTTCTTTGCAGTATGAGTTATCTAGAAAACGGAGCCACACACCGCAGCATGTTCAGATTGATGCCGCCTCTGCATCACGACATCGATCCGAGCCGCTCGCAGATTGTGGCCTACATAATGGACAACACGGGCTGGGAAATTGGCCGTGCGGTTGCCGCTTTCAACAGCATGCGAAATCCAAGGTCGAGGGTCTTGGTTTTCGATAAGACGCATCGTGTCTGGAAGGGGTGCGATTGGATGCCGCCGAAGGATGAAAGCTCGCATCAGATGATTCTCGCCGAGCATCGTGCCTTGGAGCGTCGGGTCATCGCGATGGATGCCGAACTCCGTAAGGCGACGCGAGAAATCAAAAGGCTGTCCAAGCAGTTGGCCAACCTAAAGGAATCGGTTGTCGATGATGATGACGAGGGCGATGAAACCGAGGAGGAGTATCTAGAACGCCGCAAGATGGAGAACGATGAATTGAACCGCGATGAGGAGAACAAGGAACGAATCGAAGCAGCGCAGAAAGCGGCATGCAAAGGCTTGAAAAAGCGCGATGATCCGTCGTCCCAACTAGCCGCAAACATCGCCGCAGCATGGAGCTGAAAAAAACTTTCGATTGTCCATTGACACCATTCCAGACAACTGCAACACTACGTCCGCAACAATGACCAATTTTCTGCAATCGGGAATAGTGCGCGAGGAGAACTCGCGACGGGGTTTTTAATTGGATTTTTATCCCTGATTAAACACCCGATTGCAGTCGATTTTTGAATGAAAGTTTATACGGCCAAGGCCACAGCGGCGATGCTTCAAATCTGCACCGAGACGCTAAGGCGAATCGTTCGCAATGACGGCATCCAGCACAGGAGAATTGGCCGACGAATCCTTTTCACGGAAGCCGACATCGCGGCGATTCTTGAGAGTCGAG